ATCGTGTTGGACGGGGGTAGAGTTGGCCGGAAGTTGGACGTGTTGGTTGCGTGCCAAATGGCATAATCAGTGGCACGGGAGAGCTTGTTTTTCTGTATGAATATGCCTTCATGGACAGCAGCGCAATGTACGCTGAGATGTCCATCGTAGTGGGCACAGTATAGTTTGCCATCAGACCACTCGTATGTGAAGTGAATTGGAATAGCGTCCCGTCGGTTGCCATTCTTCAACGCCAGCAGTGACGACCAATCGGTCTTCCACTCGATACTTGTCATATTCAAGCGGAACGGCAATGCCAATGTCTAAGTCGTTGATGTAGCCAAGCGCCAAACCATGCGAACCAACAATGACGGGGGTGACGATTGTAGGCGCTGTTCCTGCTTGCGTAGCACCACCTTGATAGAATGTACCTGCTTGAAGAGTGCCTTGTCCTACGCTTAGGCCAGCACTCATATGCCCTAGTGCAAAGTCGGTTTGTAAGCCAGTCTTGCCTAGGCTTTGCGTGGTGCCACAGGTTGAAGTGCCGCCATAGAAAGTTGTGGATGTGGTATTAAACCAGTACTGACGAGTTGCAGAACTACTAGCATTGCTGCCAATAAACAATGTAGTTGGCTGCTGGTTGGCATCCATGATGTTGAATGGCGTAATCTTGCACCATCCATATCCGCCGTTATAGCTACCACTGCCCATCGACAAAGCATCTGAGCGGCGCACATTGACCATCCCCCATTGAGGATTGGCTGCATCATCTTTCCAATAGTAGATGATGTAAGAATAGGATGCTGCCGTGATTGTGAATGTATTATTGTTTAGGCTTGAAATAAGCCCAGTGCCTACATCCGTAGAAGTGTTGTAAGCATGGTAAAGGTTCATTGTGACGGTATTGGTGCCAAAACCAAAACGCCAATACGTTGTTGAGTAGGTGCCAGTTAAATTGGTTTTTGTATAAACAAGGCGTGTATTAGTTACGTCTTGCAGCAGTTCAGTGCTATTTGAAAAACCCATGCCAGGGCAGATTGTGTTCTTCCATAGCGAATACAAACCAGCGGCGGATGAGTCGCCGCCTAGGTTAATTGTTGCGGTTCCTGAAATGGCTGCCATGATTCAAACTTGCAGATAAACGTAGTTAATAGTAACCGTCACAGACGTGGCGGATACGTCATTGTTTGTGATTCTCACAGGATACACGCTAGTCCTTGGACTCTCAGCATTTACACTAGACGCCACTGGATTAAGCGTAATTGTTTGATTTGCAGTGGTAGTTAAAATTTCCGCAACAACACCAGCTCCTGCTAATGGATCAACAGTAACAAGCCGAGAAGCATCAGCTGTTGATGCTGCACTGGATTGATAAACGCGCACCCAAGCAGACACCGATGATGTCATGCTATAAATCTGCACCATGGGGTGCATGGTGAAATTAACAACAGTCGTTGCCTGAGGGTTTAGGCTTACGGTTTGACTAACCGTATTTGTACCAACTTCAGGAGCAGTGGCGGCAGAATAGCTTTGCCAAGCTGTTCCATTCCACAGCCAGGATCGGCCTTGATAGGTGTACGTCTGATTAAGAGACGGACTAGATGGAAAATCAATAGCCATGATTTAAGTTACCTCCACCCATTGCGATCCAGATGCTGTTGCAATGTAACGATACCCGATACCAGTGTCTGTATTAAGCCATTCATCACCAACGTTTGGTTGACTTGGTGGATTGGCATTAGCCAAAAAAGATGGTCCGGCAACTGGTATTGATAGTTCCACCCATTGGGAAGAATTACCATCGGAACTGTAGAAATAGAACCTGCCACTGTTTAGATCAAGCCATTGCTGGCCGCTAACTGGTGCGCTTGGAACTGTTGTGCTTGCCGTGAAAGGACTGCCGCCTCCACCACCGCCGCCAGCAATCTCCACCATCGTGCCGTCGCCGGCTTTGATGTAGAGCTTTTTGCCCGTCTTATCCCATGCAGGTTCTCCAATGGCAAAATCTACAGCACTAGGGGTTGTGGTTCCTTGACGAATGGCGATAAGATTATTGCGTGGCATATCAATAAGTGCCCCCGTCAATATCAAACCCACTAACAGCGCCATTCTCTAGAAACGTCACAAGATCGCTAAGCGCAACTTGTACCATCGCGCCTCCATCGTTAATAACCATGCGATCCGACAGTGCCAAGGTGGTAGCAGTGGCAGAAGTGGAACCATCAATAATGGCAACTTCAGTGGATGTAAGCGCTGCAAGTGCTGTAGCAGCACCAGCTTGCATCCCTGAAAGCGTATCTAAATCAGTATCCCATGCCTGAACATTTGTCCCAATAGCAATGCCAAGGTTAGTGCGGGCCGTACTAGCATCACTAGCTCCCGTTCCTCCTCGCGCAATGGCAACTGTCGTAAAGCCTGCCCCAAGAGAACCGCTCGTAAGAGTGCCCACTGACGTCAATGATGACTGGACAACTCCCGATCCAAGAGCCGTAGCGCTTAATACGGTTGAGCCATTGATGTAGTAACTTTTGCCTGAAGCTAATGCAACATGCTCGGAAAATGTCCAAGCGTCAGTAGAGTCAAGCCATAAAATTGTCTTGTCAGTGGCGCCTTTAAGGATGATGCCGCCAGTATCTGCGCCAGCATCAGTGGGACTATTGACTGAACCAAGTTCAATGTTTTTATCATCAACAGTTATTGTTGTGCTATTAACAGTTGTAGTTGTACCATTAACCGTTAAATTTCCGCCAACAACAATACTACCAGTTGTGTTAATGGCGTCAATTGTGGCGCCGCTCATGGTAAGCGTGCCAGTAAAAGACTTGTTTCCGCTAATAACTTGCGTGCCAGTTAAATTAACAAAAGCACCATCACCGCCAATGGCAACGATTTGAGTGGCTGAACCGCCTGCTCCGCCAGTTCCGTAACCATAATAAAGAATACCATTTCCCGCATCACTTTCGTTATACGCCAATTCTGCATTGGCCAATGATGCGGGAGCGCCTGCACTACCGCCACTGGCACGACGCTTGATGCGAATGTTGTTAGTCACTAAAAATTGCCTCCATCAGTTAGTCCAATGACCGTAACACTTGCATCTACTTTGTACAAAGAAGATGCGGCATCGTAATAGACAACGCTTCCATTAATCTTAGCGGAATCATCAAAGTTAAGGGCAACAGGACCCGGCGGACCAACTGCTCCTTGAGGACCTCCTTGGGCAATGGAAATAGAAGCGGGAGACGAAAGCGCCACTTCAATGGCGGGTCGTGCATCTTCTTGGATAACAAGAAGCGCGTCTTGTTTTGTTACAACAACCGTCATAATCCTTTCCCGGTGAGGCCAAGATCAATAATAGCCAGGCCTTGTATTAAATAATATTTATCTCCACCAGGCTCTGTAATCATGACATCGTATTGTCCTTGGTCAGTAATACCGCTAGTAACATTACTTGCTAGTCGAATCCTAAAACTACCACTAGCCTGCGATGCCCAAGAAACAGTGAAATTTGCAAGTTTATTTGTGCCAGTGCGATTCCATAATTGAGCGGCCACTGTATAGCCAGTCATATTAATAGGCACTCCACTTGCATCCTTGTATTGCAAGGCAAGATCAAAAGTGGCCCCCTGATGAATGGTAATGTTATAAACAGCCGGATCTACCATTCCTTGGCTCCATTACAATAATTATTCTTTTTCTAGCTTAAACGAATTCACGCCATCCAATCAGGCCAGTAGCTTTCATGGCAGTATCGCATTGAATGGTAAGAGCAAGAATATCACTGTTTCCTGCATTGTCCTTGCCAAGACTAAGAGCTAATGCGCTTTCAGGAGTGAATTCAACATTTCCTTTTCCGCTTAACAGTCCTGCTGCCACAACAGTGCCGCCACTAATCGTTCCGCTAGATACTGTTTGTACATTGCCTCGTCCATTAGCGGCAGCATTCCACGTAGCCCCAGAAATCGTCGGATTTAAATAGAGACGCCATTGCGCCAATGCATTGCCATCTGTAGCCACGTCAACTTGGGCAGGCAAGATAACATTGTCAGTGCGTCCAGATGCCATGCGAATGGCAGCCACTAAAGTTTCGCTTGTAATGCTTGCTGATCCTCCAATACCAGCGCCTCCCACATAAATAGGACCAGCAGGTTCATACCCTCCTTCGCTTAAGGCAGTGCAACAAATTTGCTTCAATGTGGCGCTAGATGCAAGTGTTGATTGACTAGCAATGCGATAGGACAATGGAAGGATGGCAGTTGTCATATAAGCCTTGGTTTCATGATTGGCATGGTTAAATTCATGGCAATAATGCAATTCACCGTCAATAACAAAGCCCACTCTCACCCGTCCAACACCAAGCCATTCCAAATCAGTGGTAAAAATATTGGTCTTAGAAAAATCTAGTTCATGAAGTGTATCAATATTCCATTGATCCTGATTAACCACATTCTCAATAACGCTTCCGCTGGTTTTGCTACGAATGACAAATTGCAAAGTGGTGCCACTGGCTCGTACCATCACTCCATTGCCTTCATCAAACAATCCCACTTCTTGAATGAGGCCAGAGGCTAACGCTGCACCACAAAAGCTTTGCATGACCATCAAGCTTTTCCCTGGCTGATAAGGCATGTTGCGTTTTGTACGACGCAATACGGAGTCTCCCGATGCAGTGGTAATAGTAAGTTCAGAACTACTTTCGTTTGTCAAATAGTTAACTACACCACCACCTGACGTTGTTTCATACCATTGATCCGTGCGTTTTGTATAACGCTGCGTGCTATCAAAAAGCGTAAATGGTAGACTAGCGCGATGACGGCCAAATGCATCAACTTCTCCGCTATCAGGGCCTTTTTGCAAGATATTACCACGATAATCAGCCTCAATATGAGTTTCAAACTGCTCGCCGCCTGTAAAGATTTGGCCCATGACTATTAAGCTTTCCTTCTATTGTACAGATAATAAAAAAGGCCTTACGGCCCTTTGATTATTTCCCTTGCCCCCTAGACAGTTTTCGTCCATGGTTGGGTTTGCTATTTTTACCATCCCCTTGCAACGTGCGTTTAGGCTTGGCTGGCGTATGAAGTTTTTGGCCGCTAATGCCAATCTTGCTTTTAGAAGCCATTAACCTACCTCCTCTTGGGAATCACCTGCTTGATCTTCTTCTGGGCCGTATTCAAGACCATCCACTAATTCTTTTAAAGCATTTCCAGAAAGCGTAATTAAGCCCAAATCATTAGTTGATCGTGCAATCACATAAGAATTGAGCATGGAGATAAATTCACTTTTCTTACAAGGCATAACGTCTAAATAACGCAATCACTAAGATAGCATGCAACTAATTACAAGGCAAAACGATTACGGACTTACAGGCCAATCCACTTCCCATGGAAAGCCGTCTTGCTGCGTAATGTCACGCAATTCTTGCCTGTATGAAAACCATGCGGAAGCTTCAACAGGAGCATCAGCCAATTGGGTCCAGTCGGAAGCGGCCAATAATTGATTTCGCTGCGCTCTCACTTCAAAAGCTTTATTTGTGGCACGCAGTTCTATGAATTCTGCAGGCGCGTCAACAATCTTCCATGTCATTTGCCATTGACCATTGCAAAATTTTGGCAAATCTTCTTGTACATCTTGAAGATGGTTAATTTCTGGCGGTGCCGTATATTGTACTGCCACGTAATCACCAAAAGGCGTGAATGGAATGGCAAAGCTAGTGCTTGGAAACCGCTTCTTAATGGCAGTTTCGCTTACTGGATACTCAACCACGGCGCCATTTTTGATCAATGCATAAGTCATGATTAATTAAAGCGAATAATTAATGAATTCAATACTAGAACAACCCTCCGCCGCCTTCATAGACGGCGCCATTATTCAAGATAGTAGCTTCAGGCAATGGATAACCGCCTTGCGGGAGCATCATTAGGCGCATTGTTCCGCTTGGAACATCAATAGGGCCACGAACCAAGCCACTTTGCTTCTGAAAGTAAATCTTAGGCGTGCCAGACTCGCTTCGCATTGCAAGACGATAAGTTGAAGCAGTTAGAGTTGTCGCATTGGTAGAGCTGGTTCCACCTGGATACCAAATAGCTCCACTCCAATACCATCCAGTGTAAGGCTGTGGGCTAGTCCCATACGAGAAAGAAGATGTGGTGTTACATACGCCTAGCCATGCCACTCTTGTGGGACTACTATCGCTTCCTTGCAATAATTGCACGTCTACATACCATCCCGTTGTCGTGACAGTTGGCAAGTTTCCTGAGTAGGTCTGATAACCAGTTGCGTTGCCGCTAGTAGTGTACGTGGTAGAACCAACTGTCAACGTGACGGAAGGTTCGTTAGTGCCCTGCCACGAGATCGTTGTCAGCTGCACAGGAGCAGCAGCCCCAGCGCTGCTCATTAAAGCCATTGTTTTAGGATCCATGGTCAGTTTGTATAATTAACAAGAGAGCTGGCACGCCAGCGAGTGCCACCATCATCAGTAACAAAGAAAAAGAGATGTGTTTTGCCAGTGGTTAGCGAAGGTGCTGTATCTGCAGGCCATTTCACTGTCGTTGGCCAAGTAATTGTACCGCTCGTGTGAGTCAGCTCCAGCGTAAACGCAACGGCACGGCTTGTAGCAACATTGGAAAAGGTGAATGTACTATTTCCATTAATAGTTTTTGTGAAATAATTTCCAGCGCTGCAGTCAATATCCAAAGCTGAGACAGCCACCACTGTTTGCGCATAAGTGCCAGCCACGTCAAGTTTAGTATTTGCTGCAGCGCTGGACTGACCCACTGCAATTGAACTGGTCGTGGCAATGCTTCCACTTGTACTAATATTGCCACTTGTAATTGCAGCGCCACTAACTTTGCCTGCAGTGCTAATAGTAGCAAGCTTAGTATCAGCAATAGCAGCAGAAGCACTAATGTCAGCATCAACAATGACGCCGGACGTAATTGCAGCTGTTCCCGCAGACGAAATAGTGATGTCGCCGGACACCTTGCCAAAAGCATAGTCAGTAATACGGCTGGCAGCTGCTTTACGATTAGTTCCGGCCCCGCCATCGTCAACAATGAATAGATCAGCGTCAGCTAATGCGCTACCAATATCAGTGCCGCCATCAATATCTAACGCCGCTAAAGATACTTTATTTGCCGTAGAAATTGCATTTAACTTCGTATCAGCAATAGACCCTGCAAGCATGGCATTGGTGACCGTGCCTGTGTCGCCATCAGTGATAACAGTACCAGTTACGTCTGGCAACGTAAGAGTTCTGCTGGAAGACAATGTCCCAGGGATCAACGTAACGCGAAGGTTCGTTGTACCTCCTGCACGCCCCCTTACTACGATGCCGTCTTGTGAGCTTGTTGCCGTCCCAAACGTTTGACCAGAAGCACTATGGAAGGTATTATTTCCAGTGAAAGCATTGTTATTAGCGGCGATAACATCACCAGCTCCAGCAGTTGCCCAAGAAAGCACTCCATTTCCATCAGTACGCAGCACTTGGTTAGATGAACCATCACTACTTGGTAATGTCCACGTAACATTAGAAGCAACAACACTTGGAGCTTGGAACGCCACCCAATTACTGCTGTCAGCATCGGCAAATCGAAGCCCAGCTTGATTGTTCAACGTAACAGTGCCACTCGCAACAACACCACTTCCCAGCGTTGTTATGCCAGCAACATTAAGAGTGCCTGGAAGCGCAAGATTGCTTGTCCATTCAGCAGCATTACCCGCTGCATTTGTCTGTAGCAATTGCCTGGCAGTGCCAAAGGCTAATTTACTTGCTGCAATTCCAGCGGCAGCATTGATATCGGCATTTACAATAACACCAGAACTAATGGCTAAAACACCACTTGCAGTGATAGTAGCATCACCACTTACTTTGCCAAAAATATAATCACCAATGCGGCTAATGGCCGATTTTCTATTTGTTCCATTTGCTCCATCATCAACAACGAATAGATCAGTATCAGCAAGAGCCATGCCGATATCTGTGCCACCATCAATATCAAGAGCGGAAATTCCCACTTTATTTGCAGTGGAAATTGTCGCAAGTTTTGTGTCAACGATGGCAGCAGATGCATTGATATCAGCGTTAGCGATTGCTCCTGAAAGAACCAAAGTGCCATCTCCGTCTGGCAGCGAGATAGCCCTGTCTGCACTTGGCCCAGTTGCAGTTAAAGTGGTTTCAAATCCATCGTCTGTAGTGCCCTCAAAGATAATACCAAAATTTGTATCTAAACTTAAATTACCAGTTAGCAAGCCCCCCGCTTTAGGAAGGGCAGCATTGGCTAAATCGTAAGCAGTTTTAACGGCGGTAGCAGTGGCAGCAAGAGTGCTACTCGTCGTGGAAATACTATCAGTTAGTTGAACAATGCCATCAACACTTGTAGTGGCGCTACGAATGGCAAGAGCTGGTGTGGTAGTTCCCCCTGAAACAGTTAATGCCGCAGTGTTGCTTGTAACATTTGTAACAGTGCCCACATAGTCAGCACTCCATTCAAGGCCTGTAGTTGTAGAACTATTTGCCCTTAAGACATAGCCATTTGTGCCAGCAGTGAGCTTTGCTAATCCAGTGGTCCCGCTAGCAACAATCAAATCGCCTTTGGCATAGCTTGATAAGCCAGTGCCACCGCGTGCCACTGCTAATGTGCCGCTTGACAAATTGCTGGCATTTGCAGCTTCAGCGGCTACTTCCTCAATGGCTAATTGTACATTTGTCGATCCAATTGTTCCGGCAGGAGTGAATCCAACAATAGATGCAGTTTGACTGGTATAAGTGCTGGAAACATCCACTTCAGTCCACGCGCTCCCATCGCAAAGAATGATATCGGGCGGATTTAAAGCAGTTGTTGGAGCTGGAGCAACGCCAGTACCGCCACTTGCGACAACTAAGTAGTACGAACTAAAAGTTGCCGATGCTAACGGAAGGCCACTGCCAGCAACAAGACCAGCAGCAGTGCCTACCGTAGTAGCCGAAGCAACCACATTTAAATTAGCATTGTAAGTTCCGGCAAAAACAATTTCCCCTAAACTTACACCAACTGGCTGCCAAACGTTACCATCCCAAAGGTAGATATTTTTATCTAATGGATTAAAGAAGAATTGGCCAATGTGGTCAGCAGTTGGTAGTGCTTCGCCAATCTTTGAAACAGAATAATTGGCAAGCTTCGCTCCAGTAATAGCGTCGTTAGCAATCAGTGCAGTGGTGAACTCCCCAGCAGTAATGACGCTTGCATTTAACGCTGGAATATCGCTAGCAGTTAATTGGCTGCCAGATGCAACATGTCCTTGATCATCAATGGTGACTTTTGTATAAATGCCACTAGCAACACTATTGCTATGGTTAATAATACCACTAGCCATTTGCAAACCAGTGCCTGGCTGCACAATGCCCTTTGTACTATTTGTGGCATTAGGCAGATCACTAGCGGCTAACGCCCTAAACACCGGCGCCGCATCTACCCCCGATGCAGGGCCAGCCCAAACATAAGTGGCCGGCTGCGTATCAGCGGTGACGGTAATGGCAGCGCTGAAATTATCTGGATACGATGCGGATAGCGTGATGGGGGCGCTGCTTGAGAATGTAACAGTATTAATAGCTGCTTGACGTTGCCAAGCGGTGCCATTCCAAGTGTATTCAATGCCAGTAGTCGTATTTACGTGTTGCTGTCCAACAAAAACACCTGACCCAACTGGAATAGAGTTGTTGACAACTACAACACTGCTGTTGGCTAGTTTCGACGCAGTAACACCTGAAGACGCAATCTTATCAGCAGTTACGGCACCATTGTTAATTTTCCCTTCCGTAATTGCATTGGAATTGATCGTAGCAGCAAGCGTCCCAGTTCCCGTGCCACTTAGATCGCCGGAGAGGACAATAGTCTGATCACCCGTGTTAATGCCAGTGCTTGTTCCGCTAAAGCTACTTCCGTCCACCCATGAACCATTGGCAAGAGCTAGCGATCCAAGGCCCAAGGTAATCCGCTGATCGGCAGCAGAAAGATCGTCAATCAATGCGCGACCGGCTGCGGTAAGGCTAATTTCTTCGATCGGACCCGCGCCTGCACTGCTTCTTCCTAACACAACATTTGTTGCGCTAGTTTGCTGCATTTTGGTGTAAGTGACGCTATTGTTTGCTAAGGCGTTTTGGTCGACAGCCCCAGTAGCAAAACTGCTAGAAACAATAGTGCCGCTTGCAATTTTGGCGGCAGTGACGGCACCATCTGCAATCTTGGTCGTGGTTATTGCATCATTCGCTAATTGTCCGGCAGTAATTGAATTGGACAAAATCTTGGCTGCATTTACAGCCTCGTTGGCGATAGTTACAGCAAAAGAACCAGTGCCAGTACCAGATACGTCGCCAGTGAGAGTGATGGTTTGGTCGCCGGTATTGGTTCCCGTGACATAGCCAGAAACGGTGGAGCCATCCGACCATGTGCCGTTGGCAAGAGCAAGATTGCCTAGCCCTAAAGTGGTACGCTGATCAGCAGCTGTGGCGTCGTCTAACAATGCACGAGCAGCGGCAGTACAAACAATCTCTTCTACTATGCCCGGATTGGCACTGCTTCTACCAAGTAGACGATCGGTAGCGCTTACATTTTGAATTTTTGCATAAGTAACAGAGCTATCGCTAATTTTTGATGTTGTAATTACGCCAGAAGCAATTGTGGCAGCAAAACTTCCAGTGCCACTGCCAGTAACATCGCCAGTGAGAACAATTATCTGGTCGCCAGTATTTGTACCAGTAACACTACCATTTGACAGGGCTAAAGTTCCTAGTCCTAAAGTGGTCCTAACAGAGGCAGCATCAACTTGTCCAATAATAGACCTACCAAAAGCGGAACAATTAATCTCTTCTACGGTTCCACTGCCGGCTGAACTTCTACCAAGAATCTTATCGGTGGCACTAATATTTTGAATCTTGGCAAATGTAATGGCTTGGTCTTGAATATTAGAAGTGGCCACGCCACTTGCCGCAATTTTTGCGCTAGTAACGACGCCATTGCCAATTGTGGCAGCAAAACTTCCCGTGCCAGTGCCTGTGACATCGCCGGTAAGCGTAATTGTTTGGTCGCCAGTATTAGTTCCCGTTACATAGCCGGAAACTGTTGACCCATTTGACCACGTACCATTGGCAACGGCAAGAGTGCCAAGTCCTAACGTAGTGCGTTGGTCTGATGCCGAAGCATCATCCAAAAGTGCTCGACCAGCAGCGGTCAGCGTAATTTCTTCAAAATTGCCTGCCCCAGCGCTTTGACGACCAAGAAGTACGTTAGTTGTTGAAGCATTTTGCAGCTTGTCATAAGTGACTGCATCATCAGCAATCTTTGCAGTGATAACTGCATTATTTGCTAGCCCTGAACTTGTAACAGAAGAAGTGCCAATACTTGTTGTAACACTACTAAATGTGCCGCCATTGTAAATCTTTAATTCACCGGTGCTTGTATTGAAAAAACCACGCCCATCAAAGTTATTGGTTATAGGCGCTATGCCACCATTGTAGATTGAAGAGTTTGCCGCTAATTTGATAGCAGTTACACCACTGTCTGCCAATGCAGTGGTGCCAATTTTTGTGGTGCTACTTTGATTTATTTTCGCAATATCAATGGTATTACTAGGCAGCAGCGTATATCCAGCAGTTGCTAAATCTTGCGCAGTGATCTTCTTGGTCTGACTAGCGGAAATATCGGCAATAGGCAGAACATCGTTTGACGCTAAGCCCGAAGCACTAAGCGCAGGAAGTTGCGTAATCCTAGTATCCGCCATTTCCGATGAAAGCTATATTATCCTCTAAGTCTAATCATCAATTTCCTTCAACAGGAAGTCAAGAGAAGGCTCAATGATTATCTTGTCATCATTTTCCTGCAGAACATAGCCAACTGGAGTGCCTACTAATAGCTTGATTTCGCCAGTTGTAACAAAATCAATGGAGCAAGAAATAAGCTGTCCAGCATCCACTTCTACGCCAGCGCGTGTAACAACTCCCGTAAATTCATAAAACACATTATCAGCCCTTGAATCTACCGTCTTATCAGTGACATACAATGCGCAATCGAAAGCCGATCCAATGTCAACGCGCTGGATAAGTTGCAGCATTAATAATGGCGTTTCACTTATGCCGGTAGTGGCCGATGAAAAGAGGCAATCAATGCTGCCATTGCCGCTAATAAGTCCAGCGCTATACTGTTGCTGAAACTTATCTGCTAGCGAAGTGGAATCAACAGCTTCTCTACTTGTGTTTAAAGAATAAGACTCCACGTCTCCCAAGATATTGTATGACGTATCTCTTGTCCTAACCGTCACTGGAATTGGAATGCCGCTGAAGCTAGTTAAAGCATATTCATTTGCTCTTGTATTATTAACTGCATCAGCAAAAGAAGCGAAAAACCTTAAGCCCCCCATTGCATTGACATTGACATAAGCCTGAATAGTATTTTCTACTTGATTACTCGACCATGCACTTGGATTGATAAAAAGCAATCCTCTACTGTCGCCTGTTTCAATGATGACAGAATCTCCCGTTAAAAGATTATCAAGCGAACCATCAAAGCCAACTCTTGCAAGCACTGTATTAATATCGTCAGGAGCTATGGCGCTATCAAAAGAGGCTGCATTAGCTCTACGCAAACGAACATTGCCCGCATGACCAGCAAAGTAAGTCATTCTTAATAATCAGGAAATGACGCCATTAGTCAGAAAATCACCATCCACTGTAAATGAAATTTGTACCTGCGTAATTTCTCCAGTACTCACGCCAACAGTGGCTTGATTAATATAAGCATAAAACTGAATATCATCACCCGCATTTGTGCCCACTTTCAAAGTGAGCAATACTTTGTCACTTTCTGTCACATCGCCAACTTTTTGTATTTTGCTTAGCAAATCAGTGAACGGGGCATAAGTGGTTGATTCGCCAGATTCAAGACGATAGTACATTAAAGTGGCGCTACCAGTGGAGCTTTTACGCCCTGGAATAAATTTACTGGCACAATTGTCAATAGTAGAAATATCAAGCAATTCAACAGACGTCTCTAACGACCAATCGCGAACTTTGGCAACTGGCTTGCCACCATAAACAATAGAGCCAGTGCAACCGGTATAGTAAGCCATTGCCAATCATTTATATTGCGATCAGTCTAACACTTCAAATAGTGATGCAGGACTTGTCGGTAATGACAATGACGTGCGAATAGGCTCTTTTTTTGTTATCGGCTCCGTTTGCGTGCCACTTAAATTTGTAACATTAGTAATTTTGCTTCTGCCATCGGCGAGAGTAGGATGTTCAATTGCTCGAACAGTCACTTCTCCCTCTTCGTCCATTTCCACTTCTGTCACCTTAAAGACCCTCTTTTTCTTCACTTGACTTCCCAGCACGAATAGCCATCCTTCGTAAGAGCTTAATCCCGCCGCAACATTTGAAGACACATTTGTTGACAATGAAATGGGCGCAGCATCAGGAGAATACACAAGAAAACTATACGTGCCATTGATAACTGTTTGAGAAAGGGGAAGATTCAGCGCCCCATTCTTTTCAATGCGTCCGCTATAAATGCCTTCCCAAGAGGTGTTGCCAATATCCACGTAAATATAGGCGCCGGGCCTTAACGGGGAAT